TGTATATTTTTTAGTGCAAGAGTATATTCATACTTCTCAGTTCTAAACAACAATACATCTGCATAATACTTGTTTAATATACCATTACTAGTATTTATATACTCATAGAAGCTGTCGTAGAACTCACGTAATGTTGCAATCCCATGTTTTTCACAATATATGGCCAACTCACGTGTAAAGTTAAACTCGTGTCCTAATCTGGTGCACCAAGTCCATTCAAACATCTCACGCATCTCGTTTCTATTCATATACTTGGTAGCTACAATTTGATTCATCCATTCTCTAACTTCACGATACTTTGGATTTGCTACGCCTGGAAACTGAACTGGTTCGTATTCTATTCCGTGTTCTTTTAAACTTACCTCTGACGCCAGTTCTGCACCTGGTAATAGTGCTACTGCGTATATGTCACAACTAATTCCATCAGCAACTACTTCTATGTATCCATCTTTCCAACTATCAACAGTTTCGCCTGGATTGCCAAGCATAAGTTCTGTGCTGTATGGTAAACCTACTTGTTTACACATATCAGTATAAAACCCAATATCGTTGATGTTCATGGTTTTACGTTTAATAATTTCTAGTGCTTCTTCGTTTCTAGTTTGTAGACTTAATGTTATTGACTGTAGCACATCTGCGTCATACAGTTTCTTTGCCATGTTAATAAATTCTTCTTTATGATTCTTTGCCCAGTTAACAAAGAAACTCTTTGGATATCCATGTTTCTCTTTACTTGCAATAACCATATCAACAATAGTATCATCTCTGTCTTTAAATAATCCAAAGTTGTTATCAACATAATAAAAACTTGATATTTTATTTTCTACTAACCAATCAAGTTCTTCTTGCACTCTGCCCAATTCAGTCTTGTAAACTTTATTATGATTCAATGCGCCTAAGTCACAAAATGTGCAGGCATATGGACAACCTCTTGTGGTTTCCATAATAGGTATCCAATTTTGCTGTGGATTAGGAAACATACCTAACAGATACGGACTTGGTATTTGTTCTAAGTCTTTTATTCTATCTTTGCCAACTGCTTTATAGTCTAAGTTAAATGTCCAGTCACCATCAAAGTTAACACTTACATTAGGTATCATTGACATTTCTTCTTTTGAACTGCAACGCAACACACGTGTAAAACGTTTCTCACCTTCATAGTATATAACAACATCAACATATGGGTGTTTACTCCACCATTCATCGTGTACTGTTATTGGTATTTGTGGACCACCATATACTATTAAACATTCCGGAAACTTTTCTTTAACTAGTTTTGCAACTTCGTCTGTGTAATTACAATTCCAAATATAACAACCAAATGCAAATACTTTAGGATTGTCTAACTTTTTTACTACTTCGTTTGGAGGTATCTTCTCAAAAAATACTTCCTTCATTTCATAGTTGTCTTTGATATCGTCATGCGTCTGTGCATAACTCCACACACATGATACTGCATACGGCATGAAAATCATGTTACCAGGAGTTATTGTTAAACTAAACTGTGCTAGATATACATTAGACTTCGTATTCATCAACAATCCACTCGCTGTTTTCTTGTAAGGTTTCATTCATAAAGAACAAGTTAATCTTTGGTGCTTGAAACTTATCGCCTTTGCTTTGTAGTAATTTAGGAACTGTGTCACTTAATCTTGTAAACTTAACTGGAACTTGATATCCTTCTACTTTCTTCTTTGTATAATTATAAAAATGTTCGGGTCCGACACTTCCACTATATACACAACCAGGCATTTCGCCTCGGTCATCATCTACTTTTATTTTATACAAATAACAGTCGTTTACTTTAGGATGTTGTCCAATAAATTCTGCTATCTCATATGGAAAGATGTTTGCTCCACCTCTACTAATAATTACTTCGTTTGCACGGCCAATAATATTAAGGTTGCCGTCTGGTGTCCATTCTGCTAGGTCTTCGCTATCCCACCATTCGCCACCTGGTGTATTAATTCCACGAACTTCTACTGTTCCATTATCGCCAATACGCATTTCACCACCTGAGAGTTTGTGCCACTCCAGTTGCTTTCCTACGTGTCTAATATCCTCACCTTTTTTAGCAATGTTAACACAATAAGTTCCTACACTTCCTTCACCATATACATTCATATATTGATCTGGATCAAAAAACTCTTGCCAATCTTCTTGTTGCTTAGTAGTTACGATACCGCCAGTAAATTCTACAGTATTAACTTTGTGTGTTCCTTTGTTAGTATCCATAACTTTTTGTAATGATAATGGAAATCCAATAACCCATGTAGGCTTTTGTGTTTCACATGCACTATCATATTCGTCTGGATCCTGTATAACATGAACCCATCCACCTGATAACAATGTATGGTATGTGAGATCTTGTGACCATGGAATGTATGGGTGCATAATGTTTAGGAATCTATTTGTTTCTGGGTGAATGAAGTCTGGATTACCTTCTCGTCTATACGCCATTGCTTGACGTCCATCACCACCCCAATTGTTTTCATCTAATTCATATACACCACTGTAACAACTTGGAATGCCATATCTATTTGTAGTGCCACTTGAATATTGACACATATATTCTTTTTCTTGTGTAGTGGACTTTTCAAAATGTATGTGATCTATTTTTTGTAGTGATCCATCTTTGTTTAACCGAACAACTGCATTAGCATTATTCTTTTTTAGTCGTGCTTCTTCTGTATACTCAGATGCTTTCCATGGAAGTGTTGTTCCACTACCTTCAAACGAAGCGGCAATCATCCAAATCCAAGTTTCTACTCTGTTAATACCCTGAACTGCAATTCTATGGTCTTTTGTATAACCTTTTTCAGTTAATATATCTTTACACTCTAGGACTGCATCAAGCAACTCATTATAAGTTAATAACTTATATTTGTCTGATAATGCTGGGTTATTGTTCCTAGGAAGTAAGTAAAATGGTCTCATCTATTGTATCCTGTATTGTATGTGTATTTATATGGTTACAATACTGCAACATCTTCTGCTCGTTTCCATGCACGAACTCTATGATAGTGTTGATGTCCATTGTGTAGCAAACTAGGATATGGGTCTGATTCATAAATCATTACTAAATCTTCTTGTGCATTCCATCCACCTGTTTCCATATATGAATAGTCTGATGGTATTAATGCGTGTCCGTGTGCGTTGCTAGGGTTACTCATAATAAATGTTCCGTCTGGTAACAAACTATCTGCAATGTTCTTACTCGGCATTGCACTTAGATGCCCTGGAGCAAATACTCCACTTGCAGTAACTACATCATATTGTTTAGGTAATGCTTCTTCACAAATATCATTGTATACTGTATTATTATAATGTTCTTTTGCTTTCTCTAAGAATTTTACTGTAATGTCGTATCCATCAATGTTTGTATAGAATGCTGGTTTTAATAGTTTTGCAACTAGTCCAGTTCCGCATGCAACATCGCCGATGCTAACATCAGGATTGAAGTTATGCATAACGTATGCTGCTACCTTAACAGGTGCTAACCATTGTCCTGCATTAATATCTTCCTCATATGTATCCCATGTTCCAAAGATCTCTTTTGAGCCTGGTGTATTATCAAATCCATTCTCATAGCTGTCTTTGAGCTTTTTACTCATTAGTTCTGACATTTATAGTGTTCCTTTTCTTGTTTATAGTTACTATTATAATAACATATTAATTAGGTGATGTCAATATTAAATCTTTGTATGATTGCATAACTTTAGTTAATCTCTGCTTATACATTGCAGCTGATTTAATTAATATATCGCTGTTGCTTACACCAATATAATCAAGTATAACATCAGTGTTTTCAAACCAATTTATATCAACTACTAAGTGATCAACTTTTAAATTTTGAATACAATAATTTTGTGTAATAATTTCTTCAGCATCGTGTTTTTCTTTGACTAGTCTGTTCCACGAATAATCTAGTTCAAAACTTTCACGGTTGTGTACTCTTAATGCTTTGTCTAAATCCCAATGTGCAAAATTTAATTGCCACATGTATTGTAACTTACCGTCTTTAAAATCTTGTATGCATTGATCTTGGTAATCTCTATACCATATTTCTTTCCATTTACCAATATCATTTCCATCTAATAACATATGATCTTTCCACCATACTTCACTGTGATCTTCTATGTCATCTAGATCAAGTTTATTAAATGCATATTGTGTTATATAGAACATTGCACTTTCTTCAACAGTAGACTTTGCTATTATAAGTTTATCACTCTTTGGTATGCCAAGTCCATTTTGAGTGCAACCAAAATAATTACTCCACACAGGATACTCACATAAATCTTTAGTATATTCAAAGTAATCAGATGTACAATCAACTTGATTCATATCATTAGTAGAACCGTTTTCCAGTTGTCGCAATGATTCTTGATGTACATTATATACTGCTTCATCTAAATTATCTGGTTGAAAGTGTTTATTAAACCGCATTTCTTCTACAATACGATTAGATGCAGTATTAGGTTTAGGATCATACCCTTGATATAACTGAGGACCAAATCGTGGATCAGTTGCTAGCCACCAGTGTATTGCTGGTGCATGTGCATTAACTGTTTGGTAAATTGATATCATATTATTCCTTAAAATAAAAAGCCCCCACCGTGTAAGATGAGGGCTCAGTTTTAATGGTGGAGCCTAGCAGGATCGAACTGCTGACCTCCTGGATGCAAACCAGGCGCTCTCCCAGCTGAGCTAAGGCCCCATGACTGTTTTAATGGGTACTGGTAAATTGTATTTTCTTTGTATTTCCTAATAAGGCATTTAAGCCCGGCAGTCCTGTTGCCTTATCTATGTTTTTTATTATTCTACGTTGTTAATGGTGCCGGTAACATGATTCGAACACGTGACCTATTGATTACAAATCAATTGCTCTACCAACTGAGCTATACCGGCTTCTTCTTCTACTTTTATTTATCTATATATATTTGTGACTGTGTAATTAACAGTTACAAACACATCTTCGCCACGCATGTATTTTCTATCAGTTATAAAAGTATGCAGTGCGCTTCTTTCGTTTTGTCTACTTGACATACCTGGTATTTTAACTGTTACCTTGTATGTTGTAGGACCTGCTTCTGTAGTTATGTTGTTTCTAATTTCACATTGTTCTACTTGTTTGTATCCAACGATAGTTTGTTGTCCACCTTTTTTATTGGCAAAGTCTGCCCCTAAAATTGCACCTAGTATAGTTGCAGCGTCTTTACCTTTGCCACCACCTACTTGATTACCTAGGATGCCGCCAATAATTGCGCCGCCTAATACTTCTCCTGTTTGTGCTTTACCATTATTACCATAGATGGGAACTTCTACAATATTACATGTTCTAATAGGTGTATTCACTTGCACTTCTGAATACTGTGGTACAACTTTAACTACCACTCCATCAACTTCAACTTGTCCAGCGATTGCTGAATTGGCTAAAAGTATTGCTGCTGTTATAATAAAATATTTAATCTTGTTCATAATAATCTCCTGTTTATTGTAATTCTGGAAACATTTGTTTCACATAGTTTTTAACAATAACTTGTGTGTCATTGTCAATATCGTTAACCCTTATTCGCGGATTTTCAGTACCAAACGTTTTAATCTCTTCTTTTGCAAGATGTAACAGTTGGCGCTTGTTCATTGTTTGTAGTCGCTTTAAATCTATAGATTCACCAATTAGGGCGCTAAGAATATAATCTCCTACGTCTTCGTCACTAAGCGGAACTTCAATTTTTGCATTGATTCGCTTAACTCCGTCTTGATATATTGTTGCTCTCATATTAATACCGGTAATACCTTTTTAATCCAATTATATATAATATAACAGTAAGATAGTCTTTTGTCAACCGAAATGTCTTGTTTTTTTGGTTTTTTTATACCCAGCTTTGATCGACTGCTGATCTTACCCAAATTGCGGTAGATCCGTCATAATCTGCGTTGGCAATGTATATATATGTTGCATCTGATGCAATATCGCCTTTTTTATCGCCCGGTTTGCCTATAGTCGTGCTAGGAACTGTTTTCCTTACCATTGGGTTAGGATTAGTTAAATTTGTTGTTGTAGTTGGTGGATTGTTACTTACTGTGCCTGATTCAGCTAAACCAGTAATACCTGGTTGTGTAGATACCTGTGTTGGTGATCCTTGACTCTTTGCTACTGTATTAGTTGGTGAAGCAGTATAACTCTCAATAACTCCACAATAGTCATAATTAGCAGTTCTGTCTGTTGTTGCGTCTGTTGGCAAGTCTGTTTGTGAAATTTGCCCTAACATTTTTGGTTCTAGTAGATAGTGAAAGAGGTTATTTCCATCGGCATCTACTTCATATGCACTTAAACTACTATGTGCAGATTTTAACCCATTTGCAATTTGTTGTGCGTGTGCTAATGTAAGTGTACTCGTATCTATTGCAACTCCTACGCCAGTATGTGTACTAGCTGTACCAGTTTCAAACTGACTTCCACCATTTGAATTTGTTCCACTAAAGTTATTCTCAAACTTAACTAAGTTTTTCATATCTTGTGAAAATGCGTTTAGTTCGTTGGTTAAAGAAGCAAGTGTGTTGGCTGGTGCATTTGCAATACTTCCAAATTGAGTAATTATATCATCTAAGTCACTAAGTATCCCACCTTGGAAAATACCTAAATTAACACCAGACCCTGATGAACACCCACCAATGTCGCTGTCTAGCATAGTACCTAATTTATCAAGTAAATCTTTACCTGAGCCTAAATATGATCCAAACATATCTTTAAGTACATTTGGAATAGGCTTAGGATTAATAGGAGTTCCACAAAAGTTAATCATATTAGCAATTGCAGCAAACTCTGCAATAGCGGCATTAAGCCTGGCTAATACGTTATCAATGTTTGTATGTGCAATAAATTCATCAAGTGCTTCTTCTGCATCCTGTAACGCTTTATATAACTCTGATGGGATACCTGAAATACCAAGTAATCTACCAATGTTGATTTTTAAACACAACTGTAGGTTAGGAAGTTTAATTCCGTTGCCGCCAAGCAAACTACAAATAATTTCTCTTAAACTAAAACTAGTTGATGTATGGTTTACTTCACCTGTACCTACATCAACTGTAGTACTTGTGATTAAATCAACATTAGTATTTTTTAAGTAATTAGATGCTGTTGCAAAATCAGCCATGTTATCAACCTATACCTGTATCAGTGCTTGCACCAGTTGCAGATGGACTACAATGTGATCCGCCTGGAATTGGGCATTTATCATCTGGACTAGCGCCGTTACCTTCAACAACAACTTCTATGTTTTCTGCAAAAACTTTGTTACATGATGCATTAAGTGAGCCGCCACCGTGACTGTTGGGATCTCCATCTACGCTAACTTTTTTATCGTTTACGTATACAGTAGATTGCCCAGTTACGCTTGTGGTTGCCCCACACGCTCGACTATCAAGATTTCGATGAACTCCACTCATTATGCTTTTGCTAGTTTTAACCCTGTTGTTTGTGTAATATACGTGTCACCAGCGTCATTCGCTGACTTAACTACACATATAATACTATTTAGCCTCAAACGCACCTTTGCATCTGGTCCAATTGTAAACATGAATGGCGCAAGGCCAACACCTGTTTCTGCCGCTACTAAAATAAGTGGCTTATTTAAAACTAAGTGATCTGCTGTTTCTTCATCTAAGCGAGCAATCATTTCTTCGCCGCTGTTAAGTTTAATGCTTACTATGTCACCTACTTTGTATGGTGTTTGAATTATCATAATGTATGTCCTGTTCCGTTATAGTTAGTTTCTTCTAAGTATGTGCCTAGTTTGTCGTATCCGCCTATGCTAGTACCCCATACTTTTATTTGTGGGAATGTTCTTGCTCCGGGGAACAATTCTAGAACTTCCTCACGGTCAAAGTCTACACCAAGTTGCTTGTATGTATACTCTAAATTTCTCGATTCACACAATGCTTTTGCACTATCACAAAATGGACATTGTGGCTTTCCATAAATTTCAATCATAAACTAAATCCTTTAAATGAGTCTTCCGACACGTCTTGTTTAACACCGCCAATGATGTAAGAACTAATCTCTGTTTCTTGTGGTGCTACTTGTACTTCTGCACCTGAGATCCATTTCTGTGTCCATGGTAGTGGGTTTGCTTGTGATACACTGTATGGTGACTTTAGTCCTACCGCTGTCATACGCTTTGACGCGATCCATTCAATATAATCACTTAGTAGCTGAGTGTTCAATCCAATCATAGAACCATCTTTAAACAAATAGTCTGCCCATGCTTTTTCTTGGTCAACTGCATCAACAAACATCTGAATACAATCAGCTTCTGTTTCTTTTGCAATCTTAATATAATCAGGATCATCTTTAGGAAGGATCTTTAGTAATGATTGCGTAAATGCTAAGTGCAAGTTTTCATCACGTGCAATTAGTTTAATAATTTTTGCATTGCCTTCCATCTTCTTAAGTTCAGCAAATGCCCAACTACATGCAAAGGATACGTAAAAACGCACACCTTCTAAGATGTTAACACTCATTAGTGTTTTGTACAATAGCTTCTTAATCTCATACAAATCAACAATAACTTTCTTGCCGTTTACTGTATGTTTGCCTACACCTAATAGATTGTAGTATGATGCAATATCAATTAGTTGATCATAACATTCTGAAATGTCTCCAGCACATTCTGAAATCTCTTTGATATCTAACATTCCATCAAACACTTTACTTGGGTCTGCATAAATGTTACGAATAATATGTGTGTAACTACGTGAGTGAATTGTTTCACTAAATGTCCAAGTTTGAATCCATGCTTCTATTTCTGGAAGACATACCAATGGACCAAATGCTTCTGCTGGTGCTCTCCCTTGTACACTATCTAACAGGATCTGTCTTTTAAGATTACTTGTAAAGATATGTTGTTCGTGGTCTGTTAGTTTTTTAAAGTCGTTACTATCTTTGGTGACATCTACTTCTTCTGGGCGCCAAAAGAATCCTAACTGCTTGTCAGTTAGTTTATCAAATTGTTTATACTTCAACATATCATAACGCTGAATAGCGACACCGCCAGCAGGATCTAAAAATGCCAATGCTTTGGTGTGATCTGTTGTGTTACTCGAATTGAATACTGAGCTCATTTTCTTACTACCTTTTATATTGTGCAGCTATCGCAGTCCTCATCATCGAGGTCTCCGGGTGCAAGTTGTTCTTCGTTTAATTTGTTAATATCTAGTTCGCCTTGTCCGTCAAATGTATTAAAGTAATACAATTGTTTACCGCCATATTTGTAAAACATCAACAAGTGTTGAATCATTACCGACATTGGTATCTTCTCGTCTTCAAAAAACTGTGGATTGTAACTTGTATTAACACTAATGCCTTGATCGACATACTTTTGTAATATTGCTACAATTTTTAGATATCCCTCTGGAGACTTTTGGTCCCATAGTAAATCATATTTATTTTGCAAACGTCTAAACTCAGGAACCACTTGCTTTAGTACACCGTGCTTTGATTGTTTAACACTAACAAGGCTACGTGGTGGTTCAATACCATTTGTACTATTACTAATCTGTGCTGATGTTTCTGCTGGCATAAGTGCCATTAACGTACTGTTACGTATACCAGTTTCTTTAAGTTGCTTACGCAAACCTTTCCAATCCTGACGTTCTTTATGTTTAACAAGCTCGTCTACTTCTTTCTTATATGTTTGGTTAGGTGTAATACCTTGGCCATACTTTGTTTCGTCGTTACCGCTAATAGTGCCTTTTTCTATTGCAAGATCTGCACTTGCTTTAATAAGGTAATAACTCCATGCTTCTGCCCATTCGTCAACTAGTGTAAGTCCTTCTTTATTAATATCTTGATAGTTTAGGTCGTTTTTAGCTAACCAATATGCAAAGTTAATAATACCAACACCTAATGGACGGCGTTTCATTGTTGAACGCTCTGCGGCTACAACTGGATAGTTCTGGTAATCTAGTAATTCATCTAATGCACGTACTGCCAGTCTGCCTACACGTTCAAAGTCTTTTGGTGATTTAATATTGCCCCAATTAATTGCAGCTAATGTACATAATGAAATCTCTCCATCTGGGTCATTAAACTCAGTAAGTGGTTTAGTAGGTAATGTAATTTCTTGACACAAGTTACTCATTTTAATTGGTGATGTATCTTCTTTAAAGCTACTATGTGTATTTGCATGGTCTACGTTTTGTAGATAAACACGACCTGTGTTTTTACGTTCTTCCATAAAGCTACTAATAAGCTCAATTGCTGAAACTGTCTTTTTACGTATGCGTGTATTACGTTCTGCTATTTCGTACAAACGTTTAAATTCTTCTTGGTTATTAAAAAATGCGTCATACAACCCAGGAACATCAGCAGGTGAGAATAATGTAATATTTCCTCCTGAAAGCAAACGCTCGTACATTAGTTTGTTAAATTGTACACTATAATCTAAGTGACGTACACGGTTGTCTTCTGTGCCTTTGTTGTTTTTTAGCACAAGTAAATCTTCTACTTCTAAATGCCAAATTGGATAATGTAATGTTGCTGCTCCGCCACGCACTCCGCCTTGACTACAAGACTTAACTGCACTTTGAAACATTTTATAAAATGGAATAACACCAGTATGTGATGCATCGCCATTGCGAATAGGTGAATTAATAGCACGAATACTACCTGCGCCAATACCAATGCCTGCTTTTTGACTTACGTACTTTACAATAGCACTAGAAGTAGCATTAATACTATCAAGACTGTCATCGGTCTCAATAAGTACGCAACTACTGAATTGACGTTGTGGTGTACGGAGCCCGGCCATGATAGGAGTAGGTAAACTAATATCAAAATTACTAATAGCGTCATAAAAATCCTTTACATATTTTAGTCTTGTTTTTTGTGGATATTTAGAAAATAATGTTGCAGATATCATCATGTATGCAATTTGCGGTGTTTCGTATATTGCACCTGTAACACGATTCTGTACTAGATACTTGCCTCGGAACTGTTCCATTCCTGCAAATGCAATGTGTTCATCACGTTCATGTTTAATATAACTGTCAAGTTGGAATACTTCTTCTGGGCTATAAACGGCAAAAAAATTCTTATCGTAATAACCTAATTCTACATTACGTTTTGCAATTTCATTAAGACTACATGGTTCAAATTTGCCATATACTTCTTTACGCAAGTGATAGTTAATTAATCGTCCTGCTACCCATTGGTAGTTTGGCGTTTCTTCACTAATAAGATCTGCCGCTGCTTTGATTAATGTTTCTTGAACTTTTGCTGTTTCAATTCCTTCATAAAAGGAGATATGACTTCTAATCTCTACTTCACTTGGACTAACGCCTGTAATTCCTTCACAAGCATAAAAAACTACCTTATGCATTTTTTCTAGATCAAGTACCTCTTTAGTTTGATCTCTCTTAATAACCGTAATATTATTTGTCATTTCCCATCCATTCTTTAGTTAGTTGTTAAGTTATTTACAACAACACTTGAGGCATAAAGTATCAAGTTAACTCACTAACTTTGGTTTTTTCTACTATTCTTGTATTGACATCGATGTCGTCTACGCTATTTACTATACCATAATTATAGTTTAGAATATGTAATTTGTCTACCAAAACTATTAAAGAAATGTAACTTTTTTTTGAGTTTTGTACTAGTAAAATTTCACATTCTGCATAGCCTTCTAGGTGTAATGTATACGCCATTCCTAAAGCTATGTTATTCTCATCATAACGTCCCTCCCAAACAAATTCCCAAGGAGCGGGCCATGTACTAGCATCATATATATCTGTGTGCATACTAGAGATTGGTGCCATCTTCCAAAAGTCTACAATTGCTTGTAGTCTTTCTATATATTCCATATCAGCTAAACTTTTACGAAACTGTCTCCACACACTCAGCCGTTGTTTAGGCGAACTCTGCCAAAATTCATTCATTATATTACCTTACGAATTTTGAGTAGAGATTTGTGTGTAATCGAAATTTAATTGTGTTGTGGTAGCTGTCTTAAAGTTTAACGTAAATGTAGTGCCGCTGTTTGATATTGAAAATTCAACATCATCTAATTCACTGTCGCCAATATAACTATCTTCAATGTGACTAACTGTGCTACCCATAATAAGTATATTTAATGTACCTTTACGTACTTTATCCAATACGCTAGACACCAATTTAAATAGTGTGTAGTCTATAGTTATTGAATTCTTAACAGTACTTTCAAAGTCTATACCTGTTGTTTCAACTGCACCGCCACTGTTGGTAAATGCAGTAGAATATAATTTGTTGCTGCCCGCTGATTCACCAGCATAAGACATTATTTCTTTATTGTATTGTAATGTGTATGTGTCAGCCGCTACTGATGCTCTGCTGAGTCCATGATTGAAAACAAGTACTGAATCATTTATTGTAACGCTTGATGCTGGAATAGCTGCGGCTGTAGTATCAGCTACACTATCGTATACAACAATAGAAAATTCACTTATAGCATCTAGATCTAGTTCTTTGACAACACCAACTTCTTTAACACTAAATTTTACTGTTGCTGTAGTAGTACTTGTACCAACTTGATCTCCAGCTACAATAATTGGTTCTTGTCCTAGGAAAAGTCGTTGTTCATCTTTTGCAAGCATAAATTCGCCCGCAGCTAATACCGGCAAATTTGACAATATGTCTTTTTTAATTATAATCTGTGATACTTTAGTTGTTGCCATCTGATAATTCCTCGTTTTCTATATACTGTATTTATGAAGACATGCCATAAAACTTCTCTAAACGCTTGGCCCACTGTGTAGCCCAATACGGAAATTCTTCAGCAGCTGATTCAAACAGTTGCCATTCGCAATCTCCACTGCACATAAAGATAGCAATGTTCTCAATTTTTGTTTCATACATCTCATTATGTGCTAGAGCGTAAGCAGCGCCTTGTAAGAAGTAATCGTCAATCCATTCACGCTTCTTTGGTTTATTAGTTTGTTTAAAGTCCATGATAGTTTGCTTACCTTTATACATGCCAACTAAGTCTGTTGTGCCTGCATATAGATTTGCTGCACATAACATAACTTCTGTACCCCAAATTTCATCAATATCATTCTCAATATTATCTACAACAACTTGTGCCATTGCTTTGGCTTGTCTATGTATTATATTATTTCCTGGATTGTATGTTTCGTATTCACCTAATGCCCAATGTTCTAATATATTGTGCATAACTGTTCCACGATTTGCCGCGGTTGTTGTAATACGTTGTGCTTCATCTTTACCAACACGTTTACGCCAATTTGCTAACGCTTGACGCTTTTCTGCTGGTTGTGTTGCACCTAGGATTGTTGTTACACTTGGAACTGGATCGCCATATGGATTCTCATACATGCGTTTGCCGTCAGCTTGTGTCTGTCGGTTAAGTTCTTTGTAATCGTACTTTTTAGTAATGTTTATCATAGTATAAGTATACTACTAATTACTTATAAAGTCAAGTGATTTAACTAGATATTTAGAGCTTTTTTTACTTTAGGATTTGCGAGGACATACTCATTAAGTAACAATAAATTAGCATCTGGGCCAAAATGAGTGTCATATTTACTTACGCACCAACGAGGTATTTTTTCACAA